CCAGGAGTTAAATCTATATCTCTATAAAATCCTGCGACTTGTTGTTTTCTTAAATCGTTTCCAGAAGTTTTAATTCTGTGAATGATTGATTCCGCATCATCTAATGAAGTAGCAGCATACGGAACAATCAAATCATCTGCAGGAACAAACTTTGATACAGCTCTTCCTAATAATTCATCATAATAAACTTTTTTAAAAGCAGAACCGGATAAAGGTAAATAAAATAACATTTGATCAAACTCGGTTTCGTACTCTGGCATTTGATCCATCAATTGATAATTCATAAATTCTTTTACTCGTTCCGCTTGAGAAGATTTTTCAGGTGATGGTGCTCCAACAGTTTGAGTTCTCACAGGTCCTTGAGCCGGGAGCAATTCTTTATAAGCCAATGCTTGGAATTGAGTAACCGCTTCTGCTAGAACAGGATGCGTGGCACCCGAAGCTCCTTGAAAGGGTTCTGTTTTTTGTTCATATTTAAATCCTAAAAGATCTAAACCTTTTATGTAAGCTTGTTCCCAATCTTGTCTTGAAGATTTATAGTCGGAATAATTTTGATATAATTCTGAACCAAGAGGCATCAATATTTCCTCTGGTAGTAACTCTGCCAAATTGTCGTAGTGATTTTCTGATTGAGCCTGGTTGAAGGCTCCTGGTTCAAAATTAATTTCTACACCACCATCTTCCATGGGTGTAATTTCAGTCTCACCTTGGTTAGGTAATTCTTCTTGTAGTTCAAGACTCTCTTCGACCGATTTTTCAGGTCCTTCTATTTCAATAGATTTTCTAACTTCGTTTGGAAGTGCTTTGTCGATTTCTGCCATTACTTTTCTCCAGTTTTACATCTTTAACAGTATTATACTCAATATTCAAGCCTTGTGATAATGGCCCAGACTTTGGTGGCACTGTTGTTGTAAGTTTTCTATACTTACTTGGGTGTTTAAATACAAATGTCATTTACCAATAATAAGTTCGTTTTTTTCTAGGTAGTTGTTCTTCTTTATAGTCTTCTGGGTGAATAATCAAGCCCCCTTGTCTAAATCGCATTAAAGCTTGTGTAGTACTATCCACTAAATCATCATGATCTCCATATGGAAAAGATGCACACTCTTCAATTACCTCTTGAGCAAATTCTCTCTCTTTAGGAGCCCAAACCATTCCGGACTCAAACAGTGGGGCTACAGAATTTACACGGCTGTGTTTGTCGTTACCTTTAGAGGGAGAAAAATTAACGACGGGTATCCCCATCTGTCTGAGTTCATAAGTCAATGGAAGACCAGAAGCTTTTGCTTCCACTAAAACTGTTTCAGGTTGCCAATAGTCATATTGTTCTTTTGCAACTCTTCTTAGTTCAGGAAATTCTAAACGTTCTTTTAATGCATCTAATAAAATTATATGTTGTGGATCTCCTTCGTTCTCTGCAAAGATTCCCCAAGTAGTAATTGCAGAATAGTCTGCAGTTTCTTTTTTTAAAAATGCAGTATCATAACTTTGAATAACATGAAGCAATGGAGGTAAATAATCTTTATCCCAATTCTGCCACCATTCTCTTTTTAATAATGCACCTTCTTCTGCAGTTGGGTTTTGCATATACTGTGCATTCCATTTTGAAATACCTGCTGACGCTTTTACTTTTTCTAATTCTTCTAACTTCCAATATTCTGGCCAACAAGGTTCACCACTTGGCATGATAGCAGGAAACTCTACAACTTCCCATTGATCTGCTTTTTCTTCTTTAGCTCCAGCATTAACTAGTTGTGCTGTTAAATCTTTTGTAGACCATCTTGTCATAACAACTACAATAGCTCCACCAGGTTGAAGACGTTGTCTTGGTCCTGAAGTATACCATTCATATGCATTATCAAATGCTGTAGGTGAATTTACATCTTGCTCTGAATGTGGATCGTCAATAATTAATAAATCAGCACCTCTCCCGGTCACCGCACCTTGGACACCGACTGCAAAATATTCTCCACCACCATTTGTTTCCCAACGCCCAGCTGCTTTAGAATCTTCTCTGAGTCTTGTTGTAAATAAATCTTGATACTCTTGTGAGTCAATTAATGTTTTAGCTTTTCTACCAAAACGAATTGCAAGTTCTGCTGTGTGAGTTGCTTGAATAATTTTTAAATTAGGTCTGTTACCAATCATCCATGCAGGTAAAAAATAAGATGCGAATTCAGATTTAGTATGTCTTGGTGGCATATTAATAATTAATCTTTTTAATTCACCTGATAATATTCTATTAAATTTTTCTGAAATAACTTTGTGGTGTTGACCTTCAACAAATTCTGGCCAGGTGTATTTTACAAAAGATAAAAAATCAGTTCTATATTTAGATTGAGTAGTTTTTTTAACTCTAGTTAAAATATCTAACTTTAATTGTCTTCTGACTTTCGGATCTGCAATTGCATTTATTTTTTCTAAACTAAGCATAATATTTAATTATGGTACCAAAAAGTATTTAGCAGGAATCTATCTGTAAATCAAACACTATAGGACATATATTAGGTACCATATTTTAGAAATCTACCCCTCCCCCCTCTTAAAAAGTTCGACTTTTGACTTTGGTCTGGTACCTCTATCGTGTGTGTGTTTGTCGGGTGGGACCCGCCCACATGCTCTTCTCTCCCTGCGACACTTTGTCGCACCTACTATATCTAGTGGGTGCGACGTTATGACATATTGACTAGCCCATGCACTTTATACAATAGCCCTCACCTCTAAAAGATTTAGACCATTCATCTGGTTTCACGGCTTGACTACACCCACGACAAGTGTTCGTTTGTCGGCACCACTCGTGTGCCTTGGTTCGGGCTTCCTTTTTAGAGAAGCCCTGACCAATAAACTCTTGCTTTTTTAAATCAACTGCAACTCCCATTATTGAGCAACCTCGGGAAATGGTAAATCTAATTGATTGTAATTAAAATTATTATCACTCTTAACTACTATCGGATCATTACCTGTATTGATATGAGATAAGGGTTTATTAACCACGCTAATAAAAAACTGTGTATTCTTATCGTTTTCATAAGCCATGTTAAAACCTCGTTCTTTTCTAACAGCAACTTCCTTATTATCTGTGTGATCGTGGACTGTAAAAAACTTATCTCCATTGATAAAAGTTTTTTCTTTTATTATTAAGTATGTCATTTTATTCCTTTCTGTTATGGGATAATAATTACATTATCCCATAACCATTGTCAAGTGTTTATTTACTAGGTAAAGCCAATAGTGAATTAGGTAAATCTAATTGAATATTAGCTGTCGCCATTTCTTTTTGCAACTCAATCAAAGTTGGTTGAATATGGCTTCCAGTGTAAAGTATATTCAAACACTTTTTCTTTTTATTCTCTAGTGCATGATATAATTTATGTTTTGCTCTAGCGTGGACTTCTGCCTCTTCATAACAGGCTTTTTTAATTTTCTTTGTTATGTAATCAACAGCGTCGTTGTCATCTTTGATATCAACACTTATTTTGCTCATATCCCACTTATTACGTTTTATTGTATTATTAAAAATCTCGGAAATCTGATCCGCGACTTTTTGCGCTTGATAACGTAAATCATTTTCCATAGATTGTTTCTTATCTTGGAAATCTCTCAACGCTTTTTGTTTTTTTGCCATGTCATTAATTAGATTAGGCAAGTTTTTATTTATTACACTCGCGAACTTATCCCCAACTTCCTCAACTTTATTCTGGGCTTGTTGTGATATTTCACGCTCTACTCTAGTTGACGCAAGACTAAACTCATCTCTTACATAGTCTTTGTAATGGTCAACGTGGTCTTTTCTTAATGGTTGCATTTTTCCTCCATTTGTTAAATACACATGTGTTTTAAAACACATGTGTTCGCATTACCATTTGACAAATTGTCGCAGTTTTTGTTTTTTTATTGGGGTGGGACCCGCCCACATGCACTTACCATGGTGCGACAATCTGCCGATTTAAGTTTCACGTGAAACATGGTATAGTGATTAATTATGAAAGGAGGTAAAGAAATATGACATTGACAGCACAAAAAAAATACGAAGGTCATACTGATAAGCAGATAGCTAGAGCAATTTTAATTGATGCTTTGGATCTCGCTTTAACAACGTATCATCCACGTATTGAAACTGATTTAGAGAGAGTAGCTGAAGACTACAATGAATCTAAAATGAAATCAGTTAGAAAACATCTAGGTAAACTAGCCCATCAAATTTTTGTAATTTATGGACATAGCAGAGATCTAGACTTTTCAGCGCATCCAATTATTGAAAAGTTTGACGAATTGGACATAGCTGAAGAGCCACGAACCACGTTTAGAGTAGTTAAAGAAACTCAAGTGGCATAAAGTATTAAACCAGGGCCCACAAGGGCCCTGGCCTGATCCCTGGTCATACCTTGTAGGCCTATCTCGGTGTGACCTGGGATCAGTGGGGGCAAGGTTATTAATGCCTAGAGTATTAAAAGCGTTATATGAAATATCTATGACGAGTAATTGCCCCACTTGATCCCTGATCCAACAGTGGATTGTATGACCTCGAGGTATCATACTATTTGCTAAGCGTATGCTCTGGCTGTTGGATCTGGGATCAAGAACCAGTCCAGTAGGGCAAAAAGTACGAGATGCCTGTCATGGTGGTACTCTGAGTTTTTGGTCTTAGTGTTCGATTGTGGGGTTGTACTACACTTAAAATTGGGAAACCCTCAGGTGATACAGAAATCCTGTTGTCGCTAGCGCGACAGCTAAAATACTGTGCTTATCCTTTATCCGCTAACGCGGGGGAAAGCTAGACCATAGAACTCTAGCCGATAAGATATAATGGCGGACAGTGGCTAACGGCCCATCCGCCATTTTTTTTTGTTTATTTTTTTAGGGGGGAGGGGGGACGGGTGGGCCCCGCCCACAAGCTCTCTTCTCAGATGGCTCGATGCGACAATTTGTCGCATTGACACAAGATGTAGTGTGCGACAATTTGTCACATTGACACAACATGTAGATTTTACCTGCGACCCTGTCAATATGACAAATAGCCACAGGTGTGACACTTTGCGCAATGTCCGCGGCTCATGGATCATGATATTTCTTAACTATGAATAAAAAGGAATTAAAATTAATTACTGGATCATTTAGTAAGCCTTCAAAGATGCCAGGTTACAGCTACGGCCTGCCCGCTTGGGAATGCAAAACAGGCTCTAAGCTTGCAAAGATTCCTGGCACGGTGTGCTTCGGTTGTTATGCTAAGCGTGGTTTTTATTCTATGTATAAAGGCGTGAAGGCTGCGCAATATAAG